CGGTCGTGATGATCGGACGGACCATCGTGTAACGCTTCTGCGTCATCCCGCCGTGATACTGGAACGAGGCCAGAGCGTTGCCGGTGATTGCCACACCGGAATCGTTTGCGCCGGTCCATGCCTCGCAAACCTTGCCATTGGTGCCGAAGTACAAGCGCGACTGGCTTTGCACAAAGCACGAGGCATTCCATCCGAGAAAGCGGCACCACGCACCGCTGAGGGTGTTCATCACGAACTGCTGCTGTCCACCTGTCACCGGGACGTTGAGAATCAGCGCGTTCTTTTCGGGGAACACCTGAAGCTGCCATCCGTAGGACGATGCATAAGTCCCAGTGGCGTCGGACATGGCCTGTTGAATCTTGTCGGTGATGCTGACCTTTGTGGACACACGCGACGACTGCAACGCGGCAGACAAAGGCTGAACACCATCGCGACAGATCAGCAGAAGGTCGCTGCCATACTTCACGAAGCAGTTGCGCGTGACAGGCTCGCCAATGTCGTAAACGCCCACCAAGCCAAAACCTGTCGGGCTGGATGGGTCGATTCCCTGATAGACCGCCACTTGACCTTCTGACGTGAAGAAAACCGCGTGGTCATCCATGCCCGAACCGCTATCAATCGTCCATGTGCCCATTGCCATCAAGAAGCCGCCACGATTGAACAGCGATGCGAAATCGATGGATTGAGCGGCACCGCCGATGGAGTCCACCGGCAGATACCAAACCTTCATGGTGTCGCGCTGGGTGAACCAGATGCGGCGGGCGTACACGTTGATGTGCGTCAGGGTGTTGGTCGTCACCCCCGTCACTGCCGGAACACTGGCCCCGTTGATCGCAACCCATGCCGTGCCATTCCACAAGCGGGGATCGTCAGCACCGTTGACCGCGTAGAGGAAAGAACCCCCAGCGGTGGAGAAGTTGACGTAACGCCACTGAGCGTTTGTCAGGCCTGTTTGAACCGCAGCACCCACAGCACCAGGCGTGGTGACGTTGTAGAAAGCAGACCCAGCCGCTGCGAACATGGTGTTCGTGCCCGTGGGGGTGCTGTAGTCCATCAAAGTCTCAACCGTGCCGGTGATGCCGGTTACGTGATCCTTGGAACCCGAGCGCAATGAAACTTCGGTGGTCAGCGGGAAGAAGTTGTCCAGAATGACCGCATCACGCGGCCCCATCTGTGCAATCGGTTCGCGGGCGTTCCATCCCGCCACCGGGGCGGGCATGGACATGACGGAGGCGATGCGCTTTTTCATGCGCCGGGCCAGTTGCCGTCAGGCAAATTATTTGTGGTCAGCAAAACTGAGGCGTGACCCTGAGCCAGTGACAAAGTAGGTGCCGACTTGTTCTGCGCTTGGCACATCGACAGCAGGTCGTTGTATGCCTTGTCGTCGTAGGCAAAGCCCTTGGCCTTGTTCCAGCGCATCTTCAAGCCTTCGACCATCAACGATTCATCAAACACCGGCGTATCGGTGTCCAGCGTGAATCGGTCCTTTGTCGTGCCGTCCAGTGCTGTCACCCAATTTGCACTCACGTATTCCATCGACAGAAGCGCGTTGGACGATGGAGGCGGGTTGAGCTGGATCGTGTTGCCAGCGATGCGAAACCGCAGGCGGGGACCGGCGTACACAATGCCGCTTTTGAAGTTCTGCCACTCTTGCGCAGACTTCGGGCCATTGAGCGGCCAGCGGTTGGTGCGGTCCCACTCCGTCTGTTCAATCTGGCGCAACCAGTCCGAGGGCAGCGGGTAGTTCACTTGCCCGAAGTTGATCGCCACACCGACACCACTCGCTGTCGCAGCCTGGTTCAGCGTGACGGTGTTCGGACCCACCGACGCAATCATGGAGAACGGCACAGCACCGACGAAATCAGCGCCCCAGTTCGTCGTGAGTCCTGCGGTGCTGGGAATGTTGGTGATGACAGCACTGCCCGCCGTCACGTCACCCGTGGTCACGAGCGTGGCTGTCGTGAGCAGATATTCCTTGTCCAGCTCCTGCCAAACAAACTGCCGGGACAGGTCACGCCCGAACCGATTCAAAAGCGCGAACACCTGCTGGATTTGTGGGTCTTGTGACGATGCCACCTGAGTAGGCGCGGCGATGCCGACCTCTAGGCACATCTGCGTTGTCAATTCCAGCAGGTTCATGCTCATGCTTCTTCAGCCTCTTTGGCAGGGCGACCGCGCTTGGGCTGCGCCAACTGCGCGATCTGTTCTTTGAGAATTTCAATCTCGCTTTGCAGGCGCTCGTTCTCAGCGGCTTGGCGGGTGACAAGGGCAGAGTCTTTCGCAGCCAGCAACCATGCTTTGGCCTTGCTGCGCAGCTCCATGTAGCCCATGCCCATACGTTTGCACGATGAGTCCGAGAGGTCGGCCAGTTGTTCAACTGAACGAACCTCGAAAAACTCGCATTCCTTGATTTGGGACTTGTTCACCACCGGCCACATGGTCAGCGGGGTGCCTTCGATCACGTCCTTCTGACCCTTCAGGAAGCGCTCATACTGGCGGCGGTGGTCTTCCTTGTGCTGCTCGGTGGCGGGCGTCTCGATGATCGAGGTGGCGTCACCTGGCACCATGATTCGCACGAAAACACGTTGCTCATAGACCGGGCGGCCTTCTTGTTCCGACTTGAACGGGATTTCAAGGGCATCTTCGTAAAACTCGACAAACAGATTGGCTGGGGAGTTGTCCACAGTTGTTCCTTAAATGACAAAGAAAAGCGGGGCCGAAGCCCCGCCGTGAGCATCAGACCGATGCAACGCTGAAGAAGCCACGGTCGCCCGTAGCCATCGCCACAGCAGGAGAGCGAGCGGTGCCGGTCGTTGCGATAACGGTGAAGTTGGTCGCATTGATGAGGCACGTTGCGGTCGATGCGGTGATGGCCGCAGCAGCCTGTGCGTAGATGTACCGGCGACCGTCCGAGCCAAACACTTGCGTGCCGAGCTGCGGTGGGTGATGGTGTTGAGGTCAACGCCCAGAACGGGCGAAACGGTGAAGGGGGTAGCCATGTGTAGCTCCTTGTGTGTGGTTGATTAGCCTGCGTGCAGCACGCCTTGGAACTGAGCACCCGAGCAAGTCAGGTTGCCCGCCCAGCCGATCAGCTTGGTAACTGCGTCCTGGTTCACAGACGTGCGGTCGCCGCCGATTGGCACGAAGTTGCGATCAGCGTGCGGACGGAAGTGGATGTACTTCGTGTTCATGAAGTACATGGTGTTGGCGCTGATGGAGCCACCGATACCACCGTCAAGCACCACGTCTGCGGCTTTGCCCGTGCCGTAATACTTCAGCGACGAGAAGCCAGCACCGGCCATCTCGTCAGACGCCACACGTTGGATCGCTTGCAGGCTCTCCATGTACAGGCGGTAGTAGTTGTTGTCAGCCACGATCAGGTCAGCCGAATCAGTGCCACGAACCAGCGTGAGGGCCAGACGGTTCATGTACGACTGGATGTTGGCCGAGGTCGCAGCCGCGCCACCGTTGGTCACAGCGCCGAACGACTGGTTGCGCCAGAAGCTCCAGGTCAGGCGGTTGATGTTGCCGTAGGTGCCCGAGCCTGGAGCCACTGCGATAGCAGCCTGAAGGCCGGTGATGTCCTTGCCACCGTTGCCGGTGCCGTTGGAGTAGATACCGGCAGAGATGCGGTCCATCAGGTTGGCCTCAGCCACCATGATTCGACCCTCGACCAGATCAATCACGCGCTCTTTGCCTGCGTTCTGGAGCATTTCCAGACCAGACACCGACACGGCGGCAGCGTACTGCTTGATGTCGAACTGAGCAGCCGAGATCGGGCTGTTGGGGGTGATGTCGATCACGTCATAGCCGCTGTACGAGCCAGCGTTACGGGTGGTGGCATCGAGGTACGCGAGTTCCTGCAGGATGACGTTACCGCCGCTGAAGGTCTTGACGTTGCCGCGCTTTTTCAGGCGAAGCAGGAGGGCGGTGTTCTGGGTGACGTTGTCAGCCAGAGAGCCGGTGCGGGACTGGATACCCGCAGTGATGATGTCACTGATGTTGGCGAAGGTTGCCATTTGAAAGCTCCAAAAAGATTAAGCGCCTGTCCCGGATGCAGGGGAGCTGCCTTTCACGCTGACCGATGCGGCTTTCGCACGGGCGTTTAGGGCTTGCGTCTGCGCCTGCTTCAACGCTTCGGACCGTTGCTGTTCAAGCAAGGCCTGGCGCGTCTGCGGGTTGGCGTACACCGCCTTGTCGTAGGCGTCTTTGAGGTCCGTGGCTCGTCCGGCTTGTAGAAGCGCGGCCATGTCCTCTTTGACTGCCTCAAAATGCTCAGCAGTCGCGGCGAACGCTTGAAGCTCACTGTTAAGTGCCTCGCGTTGCTGCTCTTGCTGAGACTGCTGAAACTGTTCCTGCTGCTGCTTCAAGGTCTGCAACTGCTGTTCAAGCTGGAACGTGTAGGGGTCGCGTTGCGGCACTTGGGCGGCTTGGCCCAAGTCGATGCCGTACTGCTGTGCCAGCGTGGCGAAATACTGCGCACGCTGCGCGGGGTCAGGGTTGCGCAACATCGCATCAGCTTTGAGCAACGCGCCCACAGCTTGATCTGGTGCAACACCGAGTTGCTGGATGGTCTGCATGTACGGCTGCAACGCTCGTTCCATGCTCCGACCCAGATCGGCGTGCTGCTTGAACCCTTCGATGCCCTTGTGAAAATCCGTCTCCCTGCGCAGCACCTCGTCTTGAACGTGGGCGGGCAGCTTGTCGAACTCTGCGGCGGCGTCTTTCTTCCACGAGGAAGGAGCGCGTTTCTGCTCAACCGCTGGCGTCTGTTCGGCTGCGGCTTTGTCTGCGGCCTGCTGTGCGAGTTCGGCAGCGGTAAACCGTCCTGCCTCATCGCGTGCCCGTGCAGGCTTGTCTTCTACCGGCGCGGGGTCCGGAGTCGGCTCCGTCTGCTTGTCCATTGCGGACTCCAGCACCGAGCGCAAATCCTGCGGCTCACTTTGCTGGGTGTCCTGGGTTGCCAGTTCACCTTGCTCGTCAATCATTCAAAACTCCTAAGGGGCGCATCACTGCGATACCTGCCGGACAATAAAAAAGGCACCCGAAGGTGCCTCTGAGCTGTGTCCTATCAACTCAGCCTAAAACCCGCCTCACCGCTTCTTCAGCAGCACGGCGAACTCCTGCGCGGTCCAACGGACGCGGCTTGTTCTCGATCTTCTCGTTGCCAATCTCAACCAGGTTGTGGCGCTTCAAGTGTTCACGGTGCTCAGAGCGAGAACCGATCCATTCACCTGTTGCCATGCTTTTGTAGCCCTGAATGTCCGGCATGACGTAGGCGGTTTTGCTCACGCTGGGGCCGTGCCATTCCTCTTTCGGGACAAGCTCATGGGTCACGGGGTCTTGTACGTATGTGCGTTTCATAGCAACAGAAGAAGCTCTTCGTCCTCCTCATCAATGAGTTGGTTTCGACGTGCGATCAGGTGTTCAACAATCCGGGCCTGCTCTGCGTAGAAGTCACGCGCCGGGGTGGCTTTCTTCGGCTTGGGTGCTTGCTTCACCTCAACGATCTGTTGCTCAACCTCGGCGATCTCGTCTTGGATTTCTTCAACGCGCTCTTGAATTTCTTCCTGATACTTGCGCTTCTCACGTGCCCGGATGCGCTTCCACTCTTTGGCCCAGAAGCCGTCATGGGTGTCAATCAGTACGCCGCCGTCCATGTACGTCAGGCCAGCCGCATTGCCGGTCAACACATACGAACCCGTCTCAGCCGTCAGCGCGTAAGCAGTCGGCCCGAGCGCCGTGTAGATCAAATTCGCATCAACACCAGCCAGCGCATAAGCCCCGGCGTCTGCTGTCAACCTGCGGCCCACCAGCAACCCAGCGTCAACGCCGTTGAGCGTGTAGCTGCCAACATCGGCAGTCATCGACCGAGCGAACGTCAGGCCCGCATCGTTGCCGGTCAGCGTGTAGTTTGTTGCTCCGCCACCAACACCAAACACCGCATTGCGCTTGGTCGGCTGGTATAGCTGCCATGGGTTGGCCCGAATGCTGTCCCGCTCATGGAACGGGAGGAATCGCTTCCAAATACCGATGAATGCAATGTCGCCATCAAAGCCGAGCGAGGTAAAAGCACCACCTCGCAGTGCGCGCAAGTCCGTACCTGCCCTGCGCGGATTGACTGCAGCCCCTGCGGACAGGGATGCCCCGTCAACCCGCCCTTGAACTTGTGCGCCGTCCCAACCAAACTCAACCCAGTGCCACCCCGTGGTGACGGTGCCGCCAGTGCTGGCGATTGCCGAGCCACCAGAATCGGCATGGTAGAAGCGCCAAGTGTTGGCGGCTTGCTGCTCCATGCAGATGGATTCGACGTTTCCCGTGACGTTGAAGTCACCCAGGAAAATACGCCGTGCCCCAACCGACGCCACGCGCACCAATAGCATGACGGTGTACGGCGATGCTCCCGGAACAATCCCGCTCAGACCACTCCCAGCGGTCAGGTTGAAGCCTGCCGCAGTGGTGGTGCCACGCATCACCCTGCCATATCGACCGACCGTCTTCGTTACAGCAAGATCAACAGCCGGGACGAAGTTGCGAACCGGGTCATACCCGCTAAGGCTCAGCGACGGAAGCGCGACCAATTCCCGCGCAAGCGGGTTTACACCCTCAGCGTCAACAGGCCCCTGCGGCTGGCTGACAAAAGGAGGCCGGGTTACAGCCACGGCTTAGACCGTCTGATAGATCGGGCGGTAGGCAACGACGCAGCCGGTGCCCAGCGCAGCGCCAGAGGCATTGCGCAAGGCGATGCTCCAGCCGTCAGGCATGATCCCGCCGCAAGCCGCTGCGACGTTGATATAGCCGTCGATGGGCTGAGACGTGATCTTGTACGGCAGGGCCGCAGCGAACTTCATGCTGTTCGGCTCGGACATGGACGCAGTGCCTTCTGATCCGGTCGGGCGCGTCGTGGTGCCGAAGTTGCCCGCAGGCGTCCACGCGCTGCCGTCATAGATCCATGGCACCACGTACACGAACACCGAAGCATCACCAGCCGGAGCGCTTGCAGCGGTGGACAGCAGGATCTGCACTTCATAGTCCAGCGCCTTGACCAATGCGATGTTGTCCACACGCGCAGACTGCCACGCGCCATAAGGGTCGGTGCTGTCCGATGCGAGCGATTGCAGGTTCGTCACGGTCATTGCCGTGTACGTGCCGTAAGCTTGGAGAACGTCTGCCATGGTCAGCCTCCCAACGCGTCAGAAACCTGCTGTGCGGTCACAGGGTCGGGGATGGCTGCGATGTTGCGCAGGGCTTTTGCAACGTCAGAGGTGACGGCGCCGGAGCCTTCAAGCATGTCGATCATTCCGCGTGTCACTTGTGAACCGTAGTCCAGTTCGCCGCGCTCGATCAAGTACCAACCCCACTTCACAGCGGGGACGGTCGCTTTCATCTGCTCCAAGGCATCCAGAAGCGCAGGACCGTCAACAGGCCCGAGCGTCTCCATCACCACGCCGATACCACCCAAGCGGGTAGCAATGCGCGTGCGGCCCTCTGACACCTTGGCAGCTATCTCGCCGTGCTGCTTTGAGGCCAGCAACTCGGGCGAGCACTTGGCCTTAATTTCGTCGAGCAGGCTCATGGTCATGCCAGCGTAATCACGCCGTTCACGTTATCGAGGTCAACCGCGAACGTGTCACCGTTCGTGCCGTTCAAGGTGATGCTCGACCCGTAGTCCCAATAACCAACCATCAGGTTCACGGTCTTGTCCACCAGCAAGGCATACCGGAATGGGCCGATGTTTGCACCCGATGCGGTCCATGTCGCAGGGTCAACCAAAATCAGGCGGTACGTACCGGCAGACTCAGCGCTAGAGGTCGTGGCGACGTTTGCACCGCCTTGGGTGTAGCCGCCACCTGTTGCAAGGTCGGATGTGCCAGCGGTGAATGCCGTGGCCGATGGGGCGGTGTTGGACAGTGCAATGGCCCATTGGTCAGAGCCTGCATTGATCGACTCAACCAGCGCTTCACGACTGCCGGGGATTTTGGTGTACGTTGCCATGTGTGGTCCTTAAATACCGATTGCGCGACCGTCTGGCCCACGCTGAATAGGGCGAACAACGCCGCCCACGTCCACGCCCGTAGCGCGGCCATCGGGACCGCGCACGATCTTGCGAGGGGAGCTGATGACCGATGAAATCTCAGCCAGCATCTGCGAGAGTTCGGACGTTTTTGCGTCAAGGTTGTCCATCAGGCTCTGTGCGACCTGTTCAATCTGGCCGTTCATCTCGCCCGAGACTTTTTCGGTCTGCTCGTCAGCCTTGGCATCAATGGATGCTTGTGCGGACATGGACGCGATGGCGAGTTTTGTTTGTGAGTCGAGTTCGGCTTTCCAGCGTTCAAACTCAAGGCGGGAAGAATCAGCCGTGGCTTTCTGCTCCAGCCGCATTTGCTCAAGCTGCATGTCCATCTGGGCCTTGCCTTCGGCCAACTGCATGTCAAGCTGCAACTTGCCTGCATCTGCCTGCATTTGCGCCTGCATCTTGGCTTGCTCCAATTGCATACGGCCCTGCTCGGACTGCTGTGCGGCTTGGAGCTTCAACATCTCGGGGTTGGGCTGCTCAGGCTTGGGCTGCTTGGCTTTCTCTGCCGACTGGGCAATGAACTGCTCCAGGCTGGCTTCCATCGACTGACCGGCCTTGAACGAGCGCACGCCGAACATCAGCATCTCACCGAGCAGTGGCGCCATTTCGGGCGGTGCTTGGATGGCCTCACGAATGAACCCACCGGCAGCGGTCAGGAACTCCATGCGGTCGTCTTTCTCGCCTGCTTCGTCCAGTTCAACGAGTGAATCGGTCGCCACCTCGATTCGGAAGGCCCGGAGAACATCGTTCTGCAACAGTTCAATGGCCTGCGGGATGTACTGCGCGTCCTTGCTGTCGGCCATGCTGGACATGGCAACCAACACCTCAGGGCGGTACAGCGCGCACATGATCTGAGCCTTCATGCGGAGCAGATCGGACGCGAACCGCGCCACGTCGCCTTGCAGGTGCTTCAAACGCAGCGATGCGAACTGGCTCTTGATCTTCTGAGCTGTGGCAGTCTCCGAAGCCACCGAAGCGCCTCGGATGATGTCCGACAGGCCGGTGATCTCGTAGATGATCTGTTTGGCCTGCTCGCGGGCTTCATACAACCCGGCAAGAGCGGTGAGCACCATGTCAATCGGCATGAAGTCCACAGCGCCCTTCAGTCCACCTTTCTCGGCGAACATGGCCCATGTACTCACGGGGATGAGTTGGTTATCCACCCCCTCATTCATCATCCGTTGGATGCCTTCGTGGCTGGCGTCGTACACCCCAACCACTTTGACGGCCTTCACCAGCAAAGCAATGCGTGCCGTCAGCTCGTCCATCTCCTTGGCCTGGTCCTGATACTGCTTGAAGTCAGGCACCGGGCACAGCGTGTCAGTCGTCAGCGTGGCATACAGCGGCTTGGGGCATGGGAAGAAGCCTTCCAGTCCAAGCGGGTCATCGCGCACGTCCAGAATCTGCTGGAAGCCTTCAGCGTGCCATAGAGCCTTGCGCTCTGACTTGTCCCAAATCTCCCAGACCTTCGCCTTTTTCATGCGGTCGATCTGGTCAGCGGCCATGCCGTCCGACTTCATCTCTTCGATACCGATAGGCTCATGAGCCAGCGGCACATCCTTCCAGACCTCACCAAAACGCTTTTCGCCCTCTTCCTTGCTCATGTAAACAAGGCGGGCGACCCACGACACTTCTTCCCATGTGCGGGCTGGCGAGTGGCGGAAGTCCTCCCAGAACACGTAATCGCAAGGGCTGCACTCGTACTTGCCCATGCTCTCGGCGCTCTGGTCGTCCGTGACTTGCGCCTCGCCTTCCTCGTTCGCGCTCTCTGCGTCCTCGGCAGGCTCAAAGCGCACCCACGCCACACCACGGCCCGGCAACAGGCGGTCTAGTACGTTGTTCTTGAGCGTGCTGTCGTAATCAGAGTAGTGGTCAATCTCAAACTGCAATGCACGCTCAAGGATCTGTGAAGCACACCGGCCAACAGGGTCGGCGTCCTTGAATCGTCGCTGCACTTGAGCTTGCGGCTTCTTGGCGTACACAGCCGGAGCCAGCGTCTGCACGTTACTCCACAGAATGTTGTACTTGCGCGAGTTGTCGCTGATGCCGCGCTGATCGCGGTAGCGCTTGACGATCTTCCGACCGGCCTCGATGAAATCCTTGTCGGACTTCTTCGCCATCTCCAGATCAGCCGCCCACCGACGCGCCAATCCAGCACGGTCAATGTCTGCCGTGTCTTTGTCGTCTAGTTCGGTCATGGGGTAATGGTTGCGCTTAGTGCGCCGTTGGCCGTCAGCGGCAGGCCGTTGGAATAGGTCACGGTCGCACCTGTTGAGATGCACAGCGCACCCGCTGCGGTCAGTGGCAGACCGTTGATGTAGTTCGCATCAGCCGGAAGCCCTGCGGTGGCATCCACGTAGATCACCTGGCCGTCATTGCTCAGAAGCAGGCCGTTTGAATACTGAGCGCCACCAGCCAACGCAGC